TCCAGTTGCTGGAAGACTTGAACGGTGCGGGAACAAAGATGGTGTTCTTCGGCGTGAACTTGCTTGCATCGTAAGGAGTGAACTTACGAGTGCCCATCGTGGTGACGTTGTAGACACCATTGCGAGTAAGGGTTCGATCGTTACGAGCGTTCAAGCCCTTATTGCCCAAATATATGCCGCCAGCAACCGCCATCGCGCCGGCTACAAAGGCTGCGCCCTTGAGAACCTTCTTGCGATTGGCTTCGTACTGCTCGACCTCTTTGGGCGTTCGCTTTGTCGTCTTAAAAACGAGACTGTACGGGCGCATACGCGCGTTGGTTGCTACATCCAGCATGTCTAGAGCATTTGCTTTGCCCTTGGTGGTCAGACGCTGGTTTTGAGCAGCAATAGTCTTCAGCTGCTTGTCACGCATTCGCTCGAGACGATCAGCCCCAAGGGTTTTCTTACCAATTGTGTCTACGATGCCGCCATTTGCTCGACGTCGTTCGATACGTGCGGCAATACTCTTGTTTCGATTAACTACGGCACCCTTGGCTCGGCCGATTCCTTCCTTCTTCCGCCCCTTGCGGATGCCCCACTTCATACCCTTGGTCCCGTAGTGTTCAAGATATGAACCCGGGTCGCAAGGTTTGACGAGCATCATTCCAACACTCATTCGAAAGCCTCCTTGTTTACCTTGTATGCAACCCAGGCATCCATAAGGGCCGCGACGTTGTCGATCTTCTCTTCCTGCCTACGCTTGAGGAGCTTCCGGTTTCCGTTGGTATCCTCGATCGTAATGCAGTTTCCCATGGCGAACATCATGAGCGCTTCGTCGAATATGAGGTGTCGCTTCTCACTCAACTTCTTGAGTTCGCCGAGAGGTACCGACTCGGTGCGAGCGCCCTGGATGACCTTCTCAATCCCGAACGGGCCGTTCTCCTGCTGCCATCGCTGCACGAATTCTTTGGCATTGTAGGGGTCGAAGCCCAGACAACGTACGTCCCAGTCGTTCGTAATGATGTAAGCATCAAGGTCGTCATAGACCATCATCATGTCGAGCACAGTCCCCGGGAAGATGATGAGGCTTCCTTCGTTGATGAACTCTTCGTACTTGTGGCGCATAGCCGCAGGCAGCTTCATCAGAGTGTGCTCAGAGATGTAGCTTCGAGTCTTCACGCCGTAGCGCTCATTCCCCAGCGGGAAGAGGAATGTGAAGGCACAGAAGTCGTCACCTTGCGAGAGGTCTGCGCCCATAGAGCACGGCATCTTCCAAAAGTTCTGCTTTCGCACGTGAGGGATAGTCTCATCGTACGTAAAGAAGTAGGTGTAGCCCTCCATAGGGAGACCAAACCGTTTGGCCAAAATGTCATTACGCGAAGCCGGAGCTTTCTCGGCTCGCTCGACATCAAGGTGGTAGGTCTCATACGTAACAGTCTTCCCTAGGTTGGGCTGAGCCTTCAGCCACATCTCAGGCTGGCCGACTTCCTCGACTTCGTCCAGCTTGTAGTGCCAGATCGACACGTGTGGTGCGTAGTACTCGCCTCGAAGGATGTCAGCTAGTTCCATTTTGATGGTATCGCCAGATCCGTTTCGGACTGTTCCCTCAGAGCTAATAGCAATGATTAGATAGTCCTCGAGTTTGGAGGCTCCCTGCTCGATCGCTCCGATGACGTCTTCTCGGAGGTCGCCAGACAACCATTCGTCTGCAGTGCTGACCTTGGGTCGAAGCCCCTGCAACTTGTTGATCGTCATAGGGCGGATTTCGAGCAGGGAGCCGGTCAGAAAGTTCTCGATTCCCTTCTTGGTGGAAGCAAGCTTCTGACGCTGAGCTCTTGAACCCGTGGTGTTCTGTAGCGAACCCTCGGTGAGGAACCTGAACAGCGGCCCTCGCGCGCGCGTGATGCTGGTGCGCAGAGGGGACATCACCTCTTCAGCCTGCTTCATGGTGGGAGCAGTGGTGATCTGGTGTGTGGTAGAGGTGTCCACGTTCAGGAAGTAGCTGTGTAGGAAGGAGGCGTACATTGACTTGGCGGCCCCTCGGGCTACGATCAGGTACTGCTTGACCGTTAGCCTCTTCTTCACCATCTGGTTGACGTATCGACCAGTGACCCCGACCTTGTCAGGAACGTAGACGCTTCGCTCGACGAAGTAGAACCAGCCGAAGATCTGTTCGCCCCATAGTTTGAACGAGTCGAGGAGACGTACGTCAGATCCATCGGTTAGAGTGAGCTCTCCTTCGCAGTAGCGAATCCAACCCTCTACTGCTTGGTCGTCGTAGTACATGTTGGGGTTGGCGATGAGATCGTCAATCCGGTTCATCTCCATTGAGATCTCTCGGTTTACCGGAATCTCTCCACGGAGTACCTGATCGCGAAACTGCTTGTAGTACTTTGGGGTCGCAGTGTTGCTGAGTCCCATCGCCAACCCTCCTTTCTACCTACCGACGTTCTTGATGACCTGAAGGCCTCTCTTAAGCGGAGGAACCGCCCGAGCCTTAGTCTGGTCCATGATGTATTGGTCGCCGATCTTCTCGACTTCCTGAATGCGTCGATCAGCAAAGCGCTTCATGAGAAGTTTCGTAGTTTTCTTCCCATAGCTTTCGCGCTTCTTGTTGAAGTCGTGATCGCGGTGTCTCTTTTCGAGATCCATACGATCGAGCATCGCCTTCATCTCCTTGTTGGAGAGAGCGGCCGTGCCGAACTTGTTGACCTGCTTTCGGTACTGACGAGCAGAAACCGAATCGTGAGACTCACGAGTGAAGTCCTGGCCTTTGCGGAGACCTGGTCCAGATATCTTTCCGTCGGGACCGCGAAGAAGAGTGCTCTGCACACCATCGCGCTTCTTACGGACGCCCCACTTCATGCCCTTGACGCCGTAGTGTGCTAGATGTTCTCCAACAATGGCGGCACCGGACTCGGATCGACCCACTCGTCTTCCTCCCTTCGGACATTGATGCGCCACTCCAGTTCTCGAAGCTCGTCTTTCAGAGCCTGAACGTGATATGACGACGTCGGCGGGTCGAAGAGAATTCGAACCCGAAGATACACGTAGGTCTTCACGGCGTTGTACTTGAGCATGTCCGCCGCGAGGTAGTCTTCCCACGTCTCAGTCTTGTCCTCGATCATGTAGCCCTCGGGAGGACCGATGCCAAGCTGAGTAAGCGTGGTGAAGACCGTGTTGATGTGCATCAGAATATCGGGATCGAAGACCGTGTAGTCCTCAACGATGCCGAGATTCTTCTTGACGCTCGTGAGGATACTGGTGGCCATGATCTCCGCCTAAAATACAGCGACGAGAAGCACGACGACGGCAGCAGCCATAGCGCCGAGGATGAAATACAGCGTAGACGTCTTCATCGGTTGAGTCTCCGATTCACTTCGTCCTTAACGTCCGCGTAGTCGTAGCCGGCCGCCTTGAGTTTGGCCTTACGATCGGCGCCGTTCCCCCACTTGCCAGCGATGACTTCCTGAGCGATGACACCGATGGACTTCTTCTTGGGCGGCTCGGGCTTCGGAGCCGGCTTGCTCGGGACCTTGGGGACGTCGAGCTTCAGACCGGGAATATCGATTCCGGAGACGGTCTCAGACCATCCCTCGTACTTGAGTCCCCAGTTCTTCTCGATCCACCCAAGTGGCACAGTAGCAACGCGACCCTCACCTCCTGCGTCCGTAGATCGGACCATGCCGTCTCCAAGGGAGATGGCTCGGTGACCGTAGCCTCGCTTTCCTCCAGACCAGGAGACAACGGCTCCTCGAGGAGGGTTTCGGTCGGTGTGCTTCTTCTTTTCCTTCTTCCAGCCGTCCACAGCATCGGCGTCACCGTCCTTGTCGACGTCGCCCACACTCGGAGCGCCGTACAGGTCACGTGTCCACTGCTGACACATGCCGGGCTTGTTGATGGTGAGAGCTTCGGCGCGCTTCGCAGCCTGCTCCGCAGTTCTGAGTGCCATGATGCTCCTTTCGTCACCACAATTTGGTGTCGCCAGGACTACGTTCAACGAGCCGCCGGGGAAGAGACTTCTCGGTGCCGTAGTGAATGGCGTTGTGGGTCCATTGGGTAGTGGTGATCAGGTATTCGGGGTTGAGAATCCATTCCTCGAAGTTGACTACCTCGTCGACGGACATAGGATTCATGTGATGAACCAAAAGACCCGTCTGGATCTCGAAGCCCTCGACACCAAGGTCGCATCCGTTGTCTCGAAGGATAACCTGACGCCGAACAGCCTTCCAATCGTGCGATCGGTAGAACTCTTGGTTGATCCACCGGTCGTAACCGAAAGTCTGGGACCCTACGCTACCCTTGAGGTGTAGGTAATCCAGACGATCGTAAAAATCCGGGATTCGACGCAGCTCCGAGTAGGATCTAGTCTTCATAGGACTCTTCCTCTTGCGGCAGGCCCTGATAGCCGCGCATAGCGTTGAGTGCGTCCTTGTACATCTCCTCAACACGTGCTTGAGAGGCGATGGCGTCGGCTCGGGCTTGCAGAAGGTCCTTCTCGATCTGAAGTTTCTCCTGCTCCAGTCTCTCTCGGCTCGTGCCAAGCTTGAGAAAATGGTTGATGACCTGAGCCGACGCCGTCCCGTCCCTCAGCTGACGCTCTGCGAGGTCGTGCGCGAGGGAAACCATCTGGTTCTCTCGTCCCTCAGGGGTCCGAGCAGGTGGCCTACGCCTAGTTGAAGGCTTGTTGTCCTTGGGTTGGCTCGCCATCTGCCCTCCTTCCCGGGGTTCAAGATCACTTTGCTCTCACTATTGCCACCCCCGGGGCTATTTTTGGG